ACAATTTCTTTATCAGAATACTTACGACTAGTTTTCTCAAACCAATATTTGTCTTTGCGTTTGTTGAATGAAGTGACTGTTGCTCTGGATTTACCACCATACTTAAAAAAGTCATATTTACTATTCGTAAAATGACTTTTCATCGAAAGATAAGTTTGATATGTCTCAAAAGGACTCATAGCGGAAGTCGTGCTCTCGAAGTTTTTTTCATAAAGTTAAGGCGGGTAGCGTCCCACTTTAATCTCTCTTTTAAAGGTTTTGAAATGAGTTTTGTTACTGATTCTACTTCAATACTGTTTACTTCGCAATAGTGGACAATAGCATCAATGTAATTCATTGATTCTGTTGCTACAATGTTTTCAATCTCCAAAGCAAACTTTGAAGGTGTTAAAAACTTATTTTCAATTGCTTGTTCCAATTCTCTGTTTGGTTCCATAGAGCTCCAGTTTATCTCTAACAAACTTTCTAATGTATTCTGTGAGAAGTTTGATGTATTTTGATTTGTCTCTTTCTTCATAGACGACGCATTCTCCATTTTCACAAGCCATAATGATTACAAGTTTTTTGACTGAAATACCAGTCAGTTCGTACAACATACATCCATATGCCATACATTGAACGAAATAATGTTCAATCCACTCACGTGGTTTAGGTTTTTTAGAAGTCTTAAAGTCGATTATTGCTAATTCGCCGTCATACTCGGCAATACAATCAACTGTCCCAGCAATTCCTAGTTGCTTACTATATAGGGACCCCTCAAGGGCGTAAATATTATTTATACGATTGAGTTCCGTTTTCGCAATCTTAAAAAGAAAATCCGCAATCGGCGCAACAGACGGCAAATCTTGATTTTTAAGGTGATTCTCCACAAGAGAATGCATATCTGTGCCGCGAGAAGTAGCCGCCTTAGTAATCTTTTGCGCCTCATCCTCACCAACCTTTTTGCGCCAGTTATCGAAGATTTCACGATTAAAATGACTAGTAACAGAAGTAATTGAGACTAACCGAAGAAGTTCTTCTTCATCTGGAACTTTATAGTAACGCACACCATCAATGGTTTCACGCTCCAACTTAGGGAGTTCAATATCAATATGATTAAACATTAAAATCCTGCTTCTAATTTAGCAATAATGTATTCCTTGACAAGTCCAGAACGAACAATATCATCTACACCAAATTCAATTATATCAAAAGAAGGCATTTTACGCAAGATGCTCATAAAATCTACGATTCCATTACGCTCATTCGTTTTCTGCAAATCTGATTGAGAAGCATCACCACAGAACATAATCTTGGAATTTTCACCAACACGAGTAATAATAGAATCTAATTCGTGTGCCGTACAGTTCTGAAACTCATCTACGATGACGATTGAATTATCAAGCGTAGTTCCACGAAGGAATGAAGTGCTCCAGAACTTAATCGTTTCTTGTGACTTGAGATTTCCATAAAGCATCTCAAATTCAGAATCACTAGGCATCTGGAACATATACTTCACCATATTCTTATAAGGAATCTGGTAAATATCAGACTTGTCATCATAAGAACCTGGAAGGAAACCAATTTCTCTAGTTGCTACAAGAGAGCGAACAAGATAGATTTTTTCAAAAGGAGTTCTTTCATCTAAAACTTCACGAAGAGCATTATAGAGTGTAATGAAAGTTTTACCTGTTCCTGCACAACCATAAGCAATCAAGTGCTTTTGAGCAGCATAAGATTCAAAAAGTCTTTTCTGATTTTCTGTGAGTGGATCAATATCGATCAGATAATCAGAACTTAATGGTTTTTTACGCTTCATCTGACGAGTAGTAAGACCAACACCAATTGGTTGATCTGCTCTTCTGTTTCTTCTTGCCATATTAGAGTTTTTTGACGTTTGACTTTGGAGCCTTGCTAGCTTTTTCAAGCACTTCATTCCATCCTGGATTTCTTGCAATTAGTTTGTCTCTCCATTCACCGACTTCTCCAGGAGAAGGGCAAGTAGATGGATCAGACCAATCACGAATCCATTCTGGATTATCATTTTTCCACTGGTCCCAGTCGTGGATACTCATTTCCACTTCTTTCTGTTCACCAGTTTTTGTATTCACCACAGGATATGTTGCCATTGTTATAAAATCAAGATAATTTATTTAGACCCACTCAAGAGCTTCTGCAACTGTTGGAAATTGTTCGGAAAACACCTTTTTACATTCTAGAGCAATATCCATATGCTCTTTCTGAGTTCCATTTGCAGAACGAAGATTGATGTAATGAATCCACGAACGGCAAGATCCCGTCATATAGATGCGTGTAGGCGTTGCTAAGGGCAGTACAAACCTTGCACACTCCTTAGCAATACCGTGACTCAGAAGTTCCTTGTAGAGTTGCATAGAGTGGGCAAAGTGATCTTGAATCTTGCTTTGAAGACTCAGTTTCTCATACTCACCAATATCATCAATAGAGTTCTGACGGTTCTTGGTATCCTGACGACGAAGATCAGGAACAGGAATATAATCACTCAATAAAGAACTATCAGCATAACGTTGTGAAAATTCTTGAAATGTAAAAGAACGATGGCGCAGTATCTGAGCTGCGATACCACGATTCGTTTCAATCTCAAGACTCATAGTACTTTGCTCAAACACACTCCAATGATTGTGCTTAATACAATAACGTAGCAAACCCGCATAGTTTTCAGAATCCTGATTCGCTGGATTAGAAACTCTAGCAATATATGCCATTGTTTGTTCTGCATCGGGAGTCACACTGATAAGTTTTACAGTCATTTACCAAATCCTTTTGATGTTTTCTTTTCTAGTTCTGCAAGTTCTTCTTTCACAACTCGCAATTGTGCTTTCATTTCTATAATTTTTTCTTCTGTATAAAGATGCTCTTGTTTGACCAGTCTTTCAAGAAGTTTAACAAGTTTTTTTGCTCTATTAATCTGCATATCCATCATCATCGTCAAAGATTTCATCGTAATCAGTTAGTGCTTTTTTAATATGTTCATTATCATAATTCATGTATCTGTCTGCATCAGAATACACTTCTGCCTTAAGAGCATCAACCAATAGTTCAAAATTACGAACGAGTAATTTTAATTTGTCTCTGTCCATAGAATACTTTTCACTCAAGATATCATAACATAAAAAAAGGAGGGAATCAACCCTCCTTTACTTCAAGCAACTTGTGGTTGCTTCGCCATATTCAGTTGTGCGTTATGAAGGAGTTGCTCCTTTTTTGCTTTTTTCTTGAGATAGCGAACGAAGTAAGTATTCATTTTGTACCTCCCGACTTTTCCATAGAGAATTTGTTTCCGTTTTCATCTACCCAGAACATTGCTCCGCGATAGATTTCTACATGAGGTTCTCTTTTGAAGGTTTGGGTTGGGCGGTCGTTGGTGTCATATTCAACACCACGATATACGACTTTAGACATTAGGGTTCTCCTTAGTTTTTTAGGTTAAAGAGCGTTCCTTCAGTCGGCTTTTGCGTCTATTTTACACTCTTTGGGAGATATTTGTTTAATCTCCCAAATTAAATCATTTTTTGCTTGTTTGGGAATGTTCTGTTGATGAACTCGCCCAACAATTAACTGTGCTTGTATGCAAGTTAAGATGAGTGCTTCCATAGATGAACGATCCGTTCCGAGTCGGCTTACTTCCGTCCTATTTAATTGTTTAGCACTTAAGTTTCACAACATCCTTTCGGAGTTCTGATAGCAATCGGTCTTCTTTTCTTTGGTCTACTACATCGTCGTTTTTAACGATGTCCATTAGTTCCCACGCTGCGTCGCAACTTATTGTCACCTGATTAGATTTAGCAAGTTGAGGCATAGAGATAGAAAGAAGTGGAACCCATGCTAAAAGCAAAAGTGCCTTAGACATAGGATGAACGTTAGAGGGATATTATACCTCTATTCAATCTATATAGACAAGTTTTATGCTGAAATGGTAACAATAGATACAAAAATGTATCAATATTATACTAAAAAACGTGAAGATTTATAAAAACCTTCACGTGAAGAATTTTGCCGGGAAATTTTCCCCCGTTTTGGGTAATCACTTCCGCTTTTTCTTTTCGGGTGCTTTGTATCCCCATGTCTTTGGATTGTACCTACCGTATCCGAATTCAATGCTTTTCAAGTTCTCACGAAACTTATCCCAATACATATCAAACAAACGAACCCTTGTTCCTCTAGTTAGGTCATAACAAACCTCATCATCTACCAGATACTTGACAATATAAGCATCGTTAGGTGCTTCTTTAGTACGAACATCAGCATAAGAACCATTTTCAATCATGATTTCACAACCATATTTTGATTTACAAGTTTCTCTTTCTGCTGATGTCCAATGATCCATATGTTTTTCCTGTGTTTTATCGACAACTGAATTCACGAACGCCCTCCCCACGAAATATCTGAATATGCTTCTGAAACAATTTCTTTTGTAATCTTATATTTTGTATCAAGTTTTTTGTCTTTTACCAAACAAAGAATTTCTGATTCCAGTGGATGAAGACCTTGAAGGATATTGATAAACATCGTTTCTCTACGAAGAGAACTTAATCCATCATTACCACCTTTTACAAAATTATAAAATTTTTGATATTCTTTTCTAATAGAAGAAAATCCTTGATCTTGTGATCCAAGAGAATTAGAACTAATCTCTCCCATTTTGGAAACAGCATCTTCAATTTTCTCACTCATCGTTCCAGAAA